GAGTTCTTTGACATCTATGTAAGAGAAGCAGATAGCGAAGTAAAGATGATATGGAAATCTTTTAATTTAGATTCCGTTATACACATTGAATACGAAACTGATTTGTAATTATGAAGAGTCCGCATTATTTCATTGTAAAACCTCTAAATTCACAGAGGTATTCAAACTTGTCTGAAAGTGGTTTGTTATTAAACATATCATTTGAGGATCATAACTTTACACAAAGAGTTGCTGAAGTTGTATCTATACCAATAGGTTATGAAGGGGATGTTGAAGCAGGTGACTTAATTGTAGTTCATCATAATACATTTAGAGTTCAATATAATAATCAAGGAATACCATTAGAGAGTAAATACCATATTGAAGATGATTTATTCTATGTAGAATTACCATTAGCTTATATGGTTATTAAAGGTGATAAAAAAATAGCTTTACCTCCTTATTGTTTTGTAAAACAAACATATATTGAAGATAAATGGGAAGGACTTATTCAAGAAGAGCAATATGGTATATTGAAGTACAAGAATAAAGAAATGACTAATTTTAATCAAGGAGATAAAGTTGGAATGATGAAGGATTCAGAATATGAATTTGATGTATTTGGAGAGAAGTTATATATGATGAATCAAAATAGATTATTACTTACAATATGAAGGGATTAAGTAAAGATATTGAAATAGCTGTTGATACTGTAATTGAAGGATTAGAGTATGAAACTGATATGTCTTTAGTTGATGCTGACAAAGTAAAGACTATTGTAAAAGCAAAGGTAGATTCATTTAAGTATGGTAAAGATTTACTTGTGAGATGGCAGAATAGCAATAACGCTCCAAATGACGCTACTTTAAAGAAATACGTAAGAAGATTAATCAAGGCTGGAGATATTGCTTTAGAAGTCCTTAGAAATGCTTTAAGGAGTAAGATTGATTATAATGAATTAGATCCATCTAAACACCATTTAGCTATTTCCGTTAAACCATCTATTCACCAGGCTATTGTAGAGATAGATTCCGCATTGATGGAATTACGTTTACAATTAGACGCTGATAATATTAATCTAAAGGATAATGAGTTTAAGAGAGGATATCCTGAGAAGTTTGCCTCTGGAGAATTTTTACCTACAAAAGATTATTATAAAGAATGGTATGATAAAGAAAATGATGCTGTAATTATATGCCCTAAGGGAACTAAAGGTGAATTAATTAAAGTTGGAGAATTAAATGTTATACTACCAGAAATACCTGCAAAGAAAGATATACTTTTTTCTAAACTAAAGAAAGATGACCAATATTGGAGAAGGCTTGATGTGCCTACTGGATTATCTCAAGATACTGTTGAATCATACGCTGAATATATAATAGAGGAATTTAGAAGACGTAGAGAGGGTATTTGGTTTATGAATAATGGTAAAGCCCAATATTTAACAGGAACACATTACTTTGCCTTACAATGGGTAAAGATGGAAGATTCAGGTGGATATATGGACTTTAGATTTGCTCAAAGAGATATGTTTTACTTTACACAAGCGTGTATTGTAGATGATAGATGTCTTGGGGAGTTGTTTGTAAAGTCAAGACGTACAGGTTATACTTATCAAATACTTTGTCAATTACTTAATGATGCAACCTCTGTATCAAATGCAAGACTTGGCATAACATCTAAATCTAATGATGATGCTGAAAAGGCGTTCTCTAAATTAAGTTATGGTTTTTTAAATTTACCTTTCTTCTTTAAACCTATTGTAAAGGGTGTAGAAGATTCAAAGAAAAAATTAGACTTTGCCAAACCTTCAGATAGAAGTAAGATTGGAAAGAAAAAGAACGATACAAATACAGACGACTACTTAAATACATTAATTGACTTTTTACCAACGAAGAATGATTCTTATGATGGTCAGAAGATGTTTAGATATTTAGCTGACGAGGCTTCTAAATGGACTAAACCAGCAAACTTTGAAAAACACTGGGGTCAAGTATCGCCAACTTTTGATACAGGAGGTAGAATTGTAGGTAAAGCATTTGTAGGTTCAACTGTAGCTGCTATGAAAGATGGTGGTGAAGAATACTACGAATTGTATAAGTCTTCAATGATTAAAAAGAGAAATAAAATTACAGGTAGAACACCATCAGGGCTATACACTTACTTTTTACCAGCCCATAAGAATATGGAGGAGTTTACAGATAAGTATGGTGTTTGCCACGAAGTTATAGAGAAAGGTAGCGGGTTTGAGAATGTTCAAGGTAATTGGAAGACAATAGGTTCAATTCAATTTTTAGAAGCTAAGAGAATCAGTAAGAAGAAGGAAAGCGACATTTCTTATAACGAAGAATTAAGAGCATTCCCAATGACTATTGATGAGGCATTCAGAGATGAGTTATCTCAGTCCACATTTAATATTGAGAAGATATTATCGCAAGTTAAAATTAATGACGAACACGAAATAGAAAATACCTTAGTTAGAGGTAATTTCCAGTGGAAAGACGGAGTACAAGACACAGAAGTAGAATGGCATCCTAATGAAAAAGGTAGATTCTTAATATCCTGGATACCCCCATATGAAATGCGTAATAAATTTGAATGGAAGAATTTATACGGAATGCAAACAAGGTTTCCTTTGAATGAAGATATTGGTGCTTTTGGTTGTGACCCTTATGATATATCAGCTACGGTAGAAGGAGTTAGAAAAGATGGTTCTTATAATGAGAATACAGATAGAGCATCTAAAGGTGCTTTACACGGCTTAACATCGTTTTCATTTTCTAATGCACCAAATCATAGTTTCTTTTTAGAGTATGTAGCAAGACCAAGAACAGCAGAGATATTCTTTGAAGATGTATTAATGGCTTGTGTTTTTTATGGTATGCCTATATTAGCAGAGAATAATAAACCACGTTTACTATATCACTTTAAGAACAGAGGTTACAGAGGATATTCTATATCTCGTTTTGATAAACCTGAAAATAGATTATCTCCGACAGAGAAAGAATTAGGTGGTATGCCTAACTCCTCACAAGATGTTATAAATATGCACGCTACTGCAATAGAATCTTACATAGAGAAATACGTTGGATCGTATGATGATGATGGAGAAATACCAAAGAATATGCCTTTCAATGCTACACTAAAAGATTGGATGAAATTTGAAATAAATAATAGAACAAAATATGATGCATCTGTTAGTTCTGGATTAGCTATTATGGCTGTAAACAGAAAGATGTATATGCCAAAACAAAGAGAATTAAAGGATATTACTATAAATTTAAGATTATACAATAACTAATTATGATAAAAAAGAAAACAGAAGGCGTTTCAATTACTTATAGAAGTTTTCCAGACCAAAATGTACCATTTGAGGTTCAATCGAGTACAGATTACGGTTTACAAGTAGCTGAGTCGATACAGTATGAGTGGTTTTCAAGAAGCGCAAGAAGTTGCAAATACTTCGAACAAAGAGATGACTTTCATAATAGACGTATGTATGCTAACGGTATGCAAAGTTTATCAAAGTACAAGGAGAAGTTCGCTGTTAATGGTAATATGTCTTACTTAAATTTAGACTGGAAAGTTGTTCCTGTAATACCAAAATATGTAGATATTTTATCTAATGGTATGGCACAGAGAGAGTTCCAAGTTAAGGCTACTGCCGTAGACCCTACATCTATTAAGCAAAGAGCTGAGAAGAAAAGAGGTTTAGAGAGAGATATGGTTGGTAAGGATATGGCTATTGACATCAAGAATAAATTAGGTATTGATGTAACATCTGTCCCAATTGATAAAATACCTAGCTCAAAAGAAGAGTTAGATATTCAAATGGAATTAGAATACAAACCACCTATTGAAATGGCAGAAGAAGTTGCTATTGAATCAATCTTTAAATTTAATGATTACGACAAAACAATTAGACGAAGAGTCGAAAAAGATATTATAGAGGTTGGAGTTGGTTTTGCAAAACACAGATTTACACCTTCAGATGGTGTTAAGTTGGAGTACGTAAATCCTGCTAATCTAATTTGGTCTTACACAGAAGACCCTTACTTCCAAGATTGCTTTTATTTTGGAGAGTATAAAAATGTTAATTTATCTGAGGTGTATAAAGAATACCCAAATCTTTCAGCAGAACAAAAAGAGAGATTACAAGGCATTTCATCTTCTTGGAACAATTACTACGAATTAAACTATGATAGTCAAAACACAGACGTACTAGATGGTAAAATAGGTTTACTTTACTTTAATTACAAAACATCAAGAGAGAAAGTTTGGAAAAAGAAAAAGAACTCTAAAGGTGGTTTAAAAGTAATACCAAAAGGTAATGACTTTATTTACAAAGGAACAGGTGATGCTGACTTTGAAAAATTAACTAAGATTGAAGAAGTTTGGTTTGAAGGAGTATTAGTTTTAGGAACAAGTATCCTATTACAATGGAATGTAGTTAAGAATATGGTTAAGGAGAACTCAAATCTTAATAAAGTATTACCTAACTATATCGGTGTTGCTCCAAAAATGTACAAAGGATTCATTGACTCTACAGTTAATAGAATGATACCTTTTGCTGATGACATTCAGATGTCTTGGTTAAAGCTACAACAAATTAAACAAAGAGTTGTTCCTGATGGTCAATACATTGATATTGATGGATTAGTTGGGATTAAACTTGGTAATGGAAATAAATACACCGTTGAAGATGCACTTAATATGTACTTCCAGACAGGTTCTGTAATCGGTAGAAGTCAAAATGTAGGTGGTGAATTTAATAGTGCTAAAGTGCCAATTCAAGAGATTAGACACTCTTCTGGTCAAGATAAGATTAGTTCATTATGGAATAGTATTCAGATTTCTATGGATATGATTGCGTCTGTAACAGGAATCAACCAGGCAATTGATGGTAGTAACCCCGATAAAAATAGTTTAGTTGGTATTCAAAAGATGGCGGCTTATTCTTCTAATGTAGCTACAAGACACATTCTTGAAGGTAGTATGTTTATTACTAGAGAGTTGGCTAAATGTATAGCTATTAGAGTATCAGATATATTACAATTCTCTGAGTTAAAGAATGACTTAATCAATAAAATATCCGCAAATAATGTAGATGTATTAAAGACCATAGATAAATCTTACTTACACGACTTCGCAATTAATATTGATTTAGTTCCAGATGAAGAAGAAAGAGCTAAATTAGAGGCAGACATATCAATTGAAATACAACAAGGTAATCTTGGTGTTGAAGATAAGTATGCCATCTTAGGTATTAAAAATATGAAGTTAGCAGGTAAATATCTTGCTGTTAGAAAAGACAAAAAGATGAAGGAAAGACAAGAGTCTGAAATGCAAAAAATGCAAGCTCAAACCCAATCTAATGTTCAGTCATCTCAAGCGGCTTCAGAAAGTAAAGCTCAGTTAATTCAGTTAGAGGGTCAATCTAAAGCAATGGTAGAACAAACAAGAATTCAAGCTGAAATGGAGAAAATGCAAATGGAGGCTCAATTAAAACTACAACTAATGGAAAGAGAGTTCCAATACCAAATGCAATTAAAAGGTATAGAGGTTGAAGGTATGAAGAGCAAAGAAACTATGAAGGAAGATAGAAAAGACGAGAGAACAAAGCTACAAGCCACACAACAATCTAAGATGATTGAGCAGCGTAAAAAAGATATGTCATCTATAAACTTCGAGTCCTCAGAAGACAGTTTGGATGCGTTCTCGTTAGGCTCTTTTGAACCTCGTTAAAAAGTGTCTTAATATTTCGTAATTTTGCAAAAAATTTTAATCTAATCTAAATTAATATGAAGTTGAAACTAGAAGGCTCTGAATGGAGTCAAGTAGAAGATAATAATGGTGTTCAAAATGATGATGTGATCATTGACAATGAACAAAATTCAGAAGTGAACACACAAGATGTAACGGACCAAATTACTGATTCAGTTACAACAACAGAGGATAACGTTCTTAAATTTAATAATGAAGATGAAGTTTTAGAGTTTATCAAATCTAAAGAAGACTTATATTCTAAAGTAACTGTAAAGTCTGAGGAAAAGGAATTGCCTTCAGATATCAAGAAGTATTTAGAGTTTAAGGAACAGACTGGTAGAGGGTATGAGGATTTCGTTAATTATCAAAGAGATTATTCAGAGGTTGATAAAGATGCACTTGTAAAGATGTATATTAAAGAAAACAACCCTGAGTTTGATGAATTAGATGTTAATGAAGAATTTGCCGAAGCATTCTCTTATGATGAGGATTATGATGACGAAAGAACTATCAATAAAAAAACTCGTGCCTTAAAGAAACTTCATAAAGAAGCTTTAGATTACTTTGAAGGACAAAAGGAAAAATGGAGTGTTCCGTTAGAGGTTACTAACAACACTATTATTCCAGACGACTACAAAGCAGCTAAGGAAACTTTAGAAGCATTAAAGACACAAGAAGAGGTTTCAAAAAAACAGGGTGACTATTTCTTGCAAAAGACTGATGAGTTATTCTCTAATGAATTTAAAGGTTTTGAGTTCAAAGTTGGAGATGAGGTAATCGTTCAAAGACCAAGTAGTGTAGATTCTGTTAAGGAAAGCCAAAAAAATGTTATGAACTTCTTTAGTAAGTTCTTAGACGAGAATGGTTTGATTAAAGACGCTGAAGGATATCACAAAGCTCTTTATGTAGCAATGAATTATGAATCTGTTTTAAAGAATGTATATGAAACAGCTCAAGCAAAAGCTATAGAGGGAGAAGTTAGAAATAGCAAGAATATAGATATGTCTATCAGAACAGCACCTCAAACTATTTCAACAGGTACAAAGTTCAAGTTAGTATAAAAATATAAAAATAAAAAAATTAAATTATGGCATTAGAAGCTACACCAGGAGTACAATTAACTCCTACTGCGACAAAAGAAATTTTGTCTTCAAACTATTATGAAGCGGCTGACTTCGATTTCAGCACATCAATTTTACCTGAGTTATACGAAAAAGAATTTGCTCGTTACGGTAATCAATCTTTAAAAGGATTCTTAGAAAGAATGGGTCAAGAGATGCCAATTCAGTCTGACTTAATTAAATGGTCTGAAGAAGGTCGTTTAAGACCAGTTGGTACAGGTATTTCTCGTTCTT